AAAACCTTTTGCCTGCACAGCTGGTCCAACAGGATAATAATGTTGTACTCTGATGCCACCTGATGTTGTTGCACCAGATCCTGATTCTGCTGATGGCATTGTGATCGTGATAGTTGTAGCGTTAGGGACTGTCGTCACCATGAATTTTTTGTCGTCGAAATCTGTTGCTGCAAAATTAGAGTTAGTGATTGCAGAAAAATTATCTAATAAAACTATATCTTGCTCTCCTATGCCATGATCTCCACTGAAAGTTATCGTGACAGATGTTGATCCGTTGGTCGTGGTAAATGCACTTGTGAGCGTTGTTGTAGATTTAATTGGGTGTATGTCATAGAATACACCACCAGAGAATGCATATAGGATTCTATTTGTACCGATGATCGCATACTTTCTAGCCTTACTATTTACAAAATGATGTAATCCTCTGCCAGCACCGGTCAAAGCATCATCACCTAATTGTTTCCAACCACCTATTTTTTCTGGAATACCATAACGAAATCTTACATTATCGCAATCTGTCCACTGACCCTCTGCTCCTGTGTCAGTGATTTGTTTATTTATACCTGGCTGAAATCCTATCTTTTGTAGCATAATTACCTTGTTATTTTAGAAGTATTATCATAAATTACCAATTTATGAAAGAAATTGCAACAATACCACTGTTTGCAACACCGCTCACAGTGTACGAAATTGAACATATAAATCAAGAAAAAATAGAGAAAATCTTAAAATCTGTCAAATATAAAACTATAGATAAATTACCTAATCACAGCTGCATTAGTGAGAGCTTAAATATTTTAAACGAACACGAAGATTTAAAAGGTTTAAAAGTTAAGATAGACCAGGCCATAGATAATTTTTCACAAAAAATTATAGGCAATACGGAAACAAAACTATCTTTAACGACTTCTTGGGCTACTAGAACAGGATCAGGAGAAGTTTCAGACATACACAAACATTCTAATAATATGTTTTCTGCTGTTTATTATAATTATAAAACTAGTCCTATAAGATTTTACAGATATAATAATGAAACTAACATGGAACTTTCACCTAAAAAATATACAGTGTATAATTCTAATTATTGGGATATAACTCCTTTAGATAGATTTTTAGTAGTCTTTCCATCTTATCTAAGACACTGCATAGTTCGTAATAAGAGCGGCAACACTAGATACTCTGTAGCCTGTAATTTTCATCCCACTGGAGACTATGGAAGAGGAGACAGTGGTTTATTCGGACTTACGTTTAAAAGTGTCTGGTAAACCAATAAATTCTCTACCGTCAAATTCATTTTTTCCTGACCAATTTGAATCTGTATCATTGTAATGTAAAAAAACCTGAGTGCATATGTTTCCATTAAAAGCCTCTCTCCAATGTTCTAAATCATACCCTTTGTAGATGAGCATATCACCAGGGTTTAAATCCACTTTAATACCAGGATGTGCATGTTGTTTTACTTTTGTGTTTGATTCCGTGATATAAGTAACATTGTTTTCACCAGTTGGATCAACATATATTGGCCACATATCACCTCCTAGATTCATAGTTGTAGATATCTCACAACTAGGTCTATCTTTGTGTCTAGCTAAAGCGTTACCTTTATAATAAATTCTAGCGTAAGAATATGTAGGAACTAAATTTAAATTAGTTTCTTCTTGCATTTTTTTTTGCATGTCTATTAAAAGAGTTTCCATAACTATATCTGCATAGTGTGCATAAGAGTTTGGAACTTGAGGATCATTAAATGTTCCCATAAAAGTTAAGTAAGGAGAGACTGTTTTCTTCTCTAACATTCTTTTAAAAACCTTAGCTTTTAATACAAAATACTTATGACAAAACTCTGCTAACTCTGGTGAGATAGCATTTTTAATTATTTGATAACCTTTTTCTTTAAAACTCATATTAAAAATTAAATGCTATTGATATTCTTTCTCCATCTTGTTGTAAAGGCGACACCATGTGTCTTAGATAAGATCTAAAAATAAGTAAACAATTTTCTTTCATATCTCTTATGTGATAGGTTTCTGCGTTTATATCACATATTTCTAAATTTTTTAATGGCAACATATCTGGTAAAGGATTTTCAAAAGTTACTACTGGATAAGGTTTGGGTGTTTGCAAAACAAATATTGCACTAAAGTGGCTGTTTGAATGATAGTGATATTCTTGATAGTCTCCTTTTTTATATATATTAAACCAAGAGTTACCACATGTATAATTATAATTTGATCTTAATTCTTTTGCATATATGTTTACTTTCTCTGTTACAACATCTATTAATTTTTTAAATTTAGGATTGTCTTTTAATTCATAGGTCCCTAAAGTATTATAGGTGTTACAGTTCCAATTATCCCCACCTGTTTTAATTTGTTTTTGAATATCTTTACATTCTGTAATCATTTCTTCTAAATATTCTTTTGAAACCAAAGAGTTTGAAGAAAACAAAGTATTCGTAAATATTCTTTGAATATGGTTCATATTAAAATATTTTACCCTTCTGCCATTCCCAAACAAAAGATGACATTTTTATTTTATTATATATTTCGTACTCCATATTTAAATATTTTAATATTTCTTCTTTTTTAAAATATTGTTTTATATCAGGTCCTTTATTAAGATGAAACGATTTATTAAAATGCATTTCTAAAAAAATTTTTAAGTCAGATAAGTCTATATACCAGTCTACACAAGAGTTTATTAAATACATACTTTGATAAGCAGTGTGACTAACATTACCTTTTTCTCTAGACATTTTTTCGTGATAGGTTGAAAACAATTTGTCTAACGAGATATCTGTTACATTTATGTTTTGTCTTTCAATATCATAACAAAGCCCTGCTACAAATCTTTCATACGGATCTCTAATAACAGTCCAACAAATCTTATCTAAGTTTCTTTTTTCAGAATATTTTGGTTGTAGATGTTCAATTGTTTTTAAAACACTAGTGCATGCATTTTTATGAATTAATAAATATTGAAAACTATCTGTTTCATAAAACTCTAAGTTTTGAAAGTACATTAGGACCCAAACTCCACCCAACCAGTTATAATATATTTATCTTGTTTAGGTGGCAATCCTTTATGGGGATGTGTAAAATAAGCTGGCCATATCACTAGTTTTCCTTGCATTGGGTTTATTTTTAAATCTTGATCAGGAAAATAGGTTTCACCTTCTTCAACAGTATTTAAATAAAGTATAAAAGCTAGTATTCTATTTCTTGTTTGTATATCAGAAAGCTCACAATGAACTTGATGATAACCCTCACCTGGTTTTGTTTTTTGTAATTTAGTATCATATATTCTATGACCTTGTATTAAATTTAACATGCTATGCTTTGCGGCGTATTTAGGATAACAATATCTCCAAAACACTTCTAAAAAAAGTTCATCGTAATATTTTAAATTTATAGATTCATCTTGAATATGTTCACTATTTCTTTTAAATCTTTTTATATCTTTCTGGTACAGATCTACATAATGATTACAGATTTCTTTTGAGTATGCGTTTTCAAAGATAGCTATGTGATCTATTAGTTTCATTTAAAAAATATTTGTAATGTTAATCTTTCTTCTGGAATATTGTAATTTAACAAAGTAGTTCCATGTTTGGTGTTTCCTTTATTAATTATAAGTTTATTAAACTCTGGTTTTTCAATATTAAATTTATCGCCTTCTTGCCAAATATATAAACCACCCCAATCTATTTCCCAATGTTTGTTTAAATAAATAGTGCAACCATATTCATAATTACTATCATTGTGCATGGGTATGTTACTTCCTCTTGTCCAAATATAAAAATGACCCACTATTTCTTTATCTTTAAATTTATCATCCAACTCTATAAATTTGGATTTAATATAATTAAGCTCTTCTTTTTTTATTTCATAGGCTAAAACTAAAGAAGAACCTTTTACAATATTTTCTCCCCAATTAATATTAGACTTCCATATGGGTTTATATTCTTGAGATTCTTTTATAATATTTTGTATAAAATTATTTATAAAAGTCTCATCTAAAAAATTATTTTTTATTGTGATCATTTATAGGGCTGACCTAAACTCCAAATAACCAAAGAATATCTAGTCCCTTTAGTTACTGGTTTTACCCTATGTTGTACAAAACTAGGAAAAATAACTAAAGATCCTTGAGATTTTATCTCTGTGCAAATTCTTGTGTGATGTTTTTTATCTGGTTCATTTGATCCAAAATCAAACTCTAACTCTCCGCCCTCGTAATCCTCTGGTTTTGAAAGAACACATGTAACAGATAGTTTTCTTATTTTTCCATGAAAATTTTTATTCTCTAAATTATCGTATGGTTCTTCCCAAGAATCACAATGCCAACCATAGTATTGATCTTTTTTATATTTTGTAAACTGACAAGCTTCTGAGTAATCCCACTCAAAATTCCAACCAGCATTTTTATTTGCTTGATGAACGTACGGATGTATTTCACTATATATCCATGGTTCACTTAACCAAACCACATTAGAATTTCTTTTCTTTTTTAAATCTTTAAGTTCTTTTTCAGATAGAATTTCTCCTTTATCTGATTTAGCTTGGTAACCTCCGGTTAGTGCTGTTTCTTCTTTTTTTTCATTACCATATTTAATTAAATCATTACAAAATGATTCAGGTAATGCTGATTGGAAATACCAATAATAATATTTTAAATTCATTCTTTATTGGTAAGATAATATATTAAAATAAAATTAAATCAAGAAGACCACTCGTCTTGTTTCTTCCAAAAGAACTGACCTTTTAAACTCCAAACACCTGGACAAGCAAAACCTCCAGAAGGCTCTTTAATTAAAACTCTTCCACTACCGCCGTTACCACCGTCACCACCGGGAGAGAATTGTCCATCTCCTCCACCTCCTGATCCGTAATTACTTTGACCAGATCCACCTTCTCCACCACCTTCGTTTGGTGCTCCGTGTCCACCACCTCCTGGTGGTCTAAATCCAAATGGGTTGTTAGATCCGTATTGACCTCCGCCAACTCCTCCGCCACAAAAAGTTAAACCAAAAGGAGAGAAAATAGGTGAGGGTGCATTACCAAATGTACTTGGTATAGCTGCTCCATTGCCGCCTGCTCCGTTAGGTGGCCCTGAACCATTTCCTCCAGCTCCTCCACCGCCACCTCTGTAAGGCCCTGGTGATCCACCATTATTTCCTTGAGGTCCGCCACTAGCATTTCCACCTCCAGATCCAGTTGGTGCACTTCTACTACCACCTCCACCAAAACTAGCTGATAAAGGAGATGAGGCACCTAAAGTTGTTGACCCACCATCTTCTCCATGTCCATTAGGTCTTGATCCAGATCCTCCAGCAGCAATCGTAATTGGAAAAGCTGATGCGGGTAAAGGGTGTGATGGTGTAAAAGATACTACTCCTGCTCCTCCACCTTCTCCAATTCCTCCACGTCCTGCTCCACCGCCACCGATTAAAGCTACATCACAGTTGGCTGCTTTTGCGTAAGTTAATTGAAAAGAGGGGTTTGAAGATGTAATATTATGAATTACTTCTGGTTGTGATGTAGGCTCGTTAAGAACTCCCTTAACTCCGCCATTAGTTCCACTTGGCATTATATTGTCTCCCAATTTTGAGTAGATGGATTCCACTCATAATTAATATTATTATCCCAAAAATCATAAGCTGTCCACTTTTGATTATCTTCATCCCAAGATGTCATATAGAACACACCTTTTGTTGGTAACTCTGTTATTGAACTAGGTGACCATGTGCTTGAACTAGAATCAAAGTCCCAAAAAGAGCCGTCGTCTTTAATACCAATCCAAATACTTCTGTTTCTATCCCACCTAATATCATATGATTTTTCATCTGAACCATCTACATAGTTTAATACAGATGGAAAAGCTAAGGGAGCTTTCCAAAAATATTGTGCACTAGTATTGTCCCACTCATTAGCAATATTCGTGCCTTTAATCCAATCAGGATGAGGCTTTGGTAAAACCATTTCTACTGGAGGTATCCATTCATAATCATCATTTAGTGTCCATGATGGAAAAGGTTTTGCTGTGATAAAAACATCACCTGCTGAATCATAAGTAAACTCTTTTCCAGCATAATTTTTTCTAAAATTTTTATTATAAGACGTTTGTTTCCAATAAACAGGTTCATCTACACTTCTAGGTGTAGAGGTTTTTACCCATTCCTCTGCTCCTGTAGATAAATCTCCTCCATGAGCATTTACATCCTCATTAGAAAAAACTAGTACTCTAACTACTTCGTTATTTGATTCTTTTATTTCTGCAAAATGTGCCATTATTCCCAAATCCATTTCGTTGTATTAAAACTTAAACCCTCGTCAGGAAATTCGTTCTTAGGAATAAAACCATCATGAGAACTATCGTAAGTTGATCCTTTTCTTCCAAAACATTTTCTAAAACTGTTGTCTTTTGCTGTTTGTTTCCAATAAGTATCGGGGTACTCACTCCATCCTCTTTGTTCCATTAAAAAAGAATCATTAGGTATATTGTTTGCAACCCATGTTTCTGCCTCTACAGATAGGTTACCACCATTAGCAGCAACATCTTCATCGGATATTTTTACTACTCTAATAACTTCGTTGTTATCTGATCTTATTTCTGAAAAATCTGCCATATTTAATCGCCCCATTTACTCTGTTTTCTATAGTCTAAAACATCGTCCATAGACCACACTCCAGAACTTACAAAAACACAATCTGCTTCTCTTGTAATTACAACTCCACTTCCACCAGTAGTATTATAAGAAGGTAATGTGGGACCAGCTCCTCCGCCAGCTCCACCGCCAAGACCATCTGTCCCATTAGTTCCTCCTCTTGCACCAGCACCTCCACCACCAGATCCACCGTTTCCAAAAACGTACGGCCCTGATTGTTGATTACCAGCAGCTCCACCGCCACCACCTGCATAAGTTACAGAGGCACCTGTGATTGAACTAGCTGATCCATTTCCACCGTTTGCGGCTTGTGCACTGCTTGGACTCCAAGAACTAATGCTTCCTCCAACTGCACCTGCTCCACCTCCACCAGCCGAGGCACCTTTGGTCCCTGGTCCTGGTTGACCACCCGCAGTAACATCTCCACCGTCGCTTCCTTGAGGTGGACTAACAGAGGGAGTATTTCCATCTCCACCAGTTTGATCACCACTCATATATTTTCCAGCTCCACCACCGGATCCACCATCATCACCCGAAGATCCACCAGCAGAAGTAGTATTATTTCCACCATTACCTCCACCAGCTGAAGTGATTGGTCCAAATATAGAATTTGAATCTGCACCTCCTACTGTTACAGGTTCAGATCCTGGAATTGTTAATGCAGTTCCACCTGGAAAAGAAGATCTAAAACCTCCTCCGCCACCGCCACCGCCGCCCACTAGAGCGTCGTTAGCTAAGTTTCCTGCAGCAGAACTTCCTCCACCACCTACAACTAGATAGTGAACTGCTTTAGGTCCGTTGTTATTACTTACTGTAAAAGTTCCTGAAGATGTAAATGTAGTTATTTTGTCTCCACCATTGGTAGAAGATAATGTTGGTTCTATTACAGGTCCAATAATTCCGCCATTTGCCACAGCTAATTACCTCCCTTAACTTAATTCCTCGTAACTTATTGTGATAGTAAGGTCTGAGTTTGCGCTAGCGCCTGCTTCTATATTATCTCCTTCTTCAAGATATAAAGAGGAATTTTTATCAATTACAACTAATGTTGCATCAGCGGGAACTGATATTGTGCTTGCAATTGCAATAGGTGATCCACCTGATTTAGTTATAAACACAGATGCATCAGCAGCACTTGAACCATCAATATTGGCTACGATAATGGTATTTATTTTAAATACTTTTCCTGAAGACGATGCGTTTGCAAGAATCTCTGTTGTTAAAGTTGTATTTAACGTTGCTTGAACAGACTTTGCTGTTATCGTTGCGACGTTTACTATATTTGGTGCAGACATATTTTATATTCTCCTATCTTTATTTATCCGAAAACGATTGCCATTGCAATAGCTTTTCCTGTTGTTGCTGGTGAAGAATCAAAGGTTAGTGTACCAACTCCAGTGGTTCCTGACCCAGAAACGCTATCTACTTTTAAAAATGTACCTGCTGTTATATTTCCTGTGGGAAATTTAATCTCATACGATTGTCC